AAAAGGAGATTAGGTATAGAAGGTGTTATTGGTAAATTTGGATTAATAGAGGTCTCAACAGAAAGATAGTTAAAACAATAGGACTCAAGAGCCTCTAAGAAACTATTAATGTATGAGGAATCTTTAGGATTAGATATTGATAAGTTAATCAGTTTATTACTATAAGAAGCAATAGTATCTGTTAACATAGAGTAACAATAATTAGTATAAGAAGGATAAACAGACTTTGAGATCTTATGTCTGAACTTATAATTAGGATTAAAAGTATCTATACAATCATCCAATTTACCATTTAAGATAAATTGAAAATTTAACAAATGTTTAATATATGAGATATAATTATCTGGAGAAACTAGAAGTGAATTTAAGTCTTTAAGGAGTTTTATATTATGAGGTTTCTTTAAGAAAAGATTTACCTTAACATACCCTTTAAGAATAATTTGACAAAGATCTATAAGTTTATCATAACTGTTATAGTTATGCTGACGTATAAATGACATTATATTTGATATAAACAATTCCTGTGAAGGAACTGAATCATATAAGCTATGAAATGGAAAGGCAGTTATATCTTTATTCATAAAAACATAAGTTTTCGCAAATTCAAAACCTACAGACGATGTAAATGATTTATTGAGATTAATATCCACACCTAGTTTATTCATAATATCTAAGTATGGTTGTTTTAATTTCTTATCATATATAACTATATCATCACCTAATAGTGAATAATAATTATTTGATATCTTTTTAAACTCTTTTAAATCAATGAATGGATAGACATTTAAATAACAATGGTATAATACAATGTGATGAAAGTACGAGAAAATAGACCAGCTACTTAGTAATCCCATCCCAATACCTCTGGTAAATTTATGAGCTTTACCATTTGAGTCAATATATGAGATTTGGTTAATGATCTTAATAAGATCCTTAAAAAGAGGGTTATTGATTTTCTCAATAAATTGAATCATAGGAAAGGTATCAGTAGCTTGTGAAAGGTCTGCACAGAAGAAATAATCACCTTCACGTGTAAAATATTGATTATAAGTTTTATCAGAGCTGAATGACTTTAATTCATTCATAAAGAATTCATGGAAAGGTGAAAGTAATTTCTGTAAGTCATAAGAGGCTTTGGAAATAATTCTTTTCTTATTTCCTTTATCAGGAATAGCTAATAGTTTAACATCAAAGATAGGAACTTCTTTGTAATCTGAAATAATACTTTCAGAGAATTGAAAAACTTTAGCAACACTTTTCATAGTATTAGGACTAACGTTACGAATTAAAGGAATCAATAAGGATGGTACATTATCTGTTGGTAAAGATTTTAATGAGAAAAGAGGATCTGTATTTGGTTTTAAAGATTTGAAGTGAGGAATTAATGAAAGAGTATTTTCAATTGGTGATATATCAGGTGGAGTTAATAACATATTTATGAGATCTTTATCAGAAACATTTAAATTACCGTTATATAAAATAACACGTGAATAATTTATCAATGCAAGAAGTATAGAGAAGTTCTCTACCTTTGATGCATGTGTAGCAAAGTTCATTTTATAAAGAGTAGATAAAATAACCTTTGGTACAATATGTTTTTGATTGTCATAAGAATAGTAAACCCTTGTAGGAAAATAACTAGGTAAAGTAATAGGAGAATTATATATAAATGAGAGTAAACTTAACTTAAAAGAAGAGAGATAAGTAGTTAACTCAAGTCTTCCTCGAGTACGTAAAATAGTAAGTAATTTAATATTAAATTTATTAAAAAGTTGCTTATACTGAGGATGAGTTTGTTTAAGACAATAAGTATAAAATTTAATTTTCTTAACTAGTTCAAGATCTGGTACAGATTTAGAGACGTTAGTCTTATGATGACTATTAGAGAGGGATAGATATCAATGAAAGAATATCCGAAACAGAGATGATATGGGAAGTTAGATTGTTATGTAAACCCAGATCAAAATTATCAAAGGAAAAATCAAATATTATTTTTGACTGTTTAGGTAATAAAACATTATTCAAAAATAAGTTGGATAAGTCACTTTTTAAATCATAAATAGAATGAGAAGACTCAAATTTAGAAGTACTAGAAATTTTTAGTAATCTAAACTGTGAAAAGGGAAGATCAAGAGTATTGATTATCTTACAGTGAGAGGGTATAAATATACCTTGATTTACGCGTTCAGAGACAAAGGATAGATTATATCCTTGTTTAACAAGATCAAGTTTAATAAGATAAGAAGTTAGAACAATTTGAAATATGTTATATGAATTCATAATAATTAAAATTAGTTTGACCCTGGTTATTGGGTCATAAAATAAGAATAACCATGCCTAATAAGCATTATAATAATACGTGAAATTACTTTCGTAAGTACACCTATAACTCATAATGAGTACTAAGATAAAATGGTTTCTTAGTTACG